CAGCGGGAAGCCTTGTTGAGCATGGACAATCGCAGCCGCTACGGACTCCAGTAGATGCCCACCTCTGACGCGCTCCCCGACACGAAACTCGACTTCCTCGGCCTCGCCAGAGCTAGGTTCAAGCGAGCCTCTGAAGCGGAGAACGGCCAGCGGAAGGCGATGATCTCGGCCAAGAAGTTCCGCGCTGGGGATCAGTGGTCGGATGAAGTCAAGATCCAGCGCATGGGCGGGACTGGGGTCCAAGGGGTCGCTGCGGAACCTGCGCGACCGTTTCTCACGATTGACCGGGTGTCAGCGCCGGTTAGACAGGTATCGAACAGTGTCCGAGCGGCCAACTTCGCGATTGATGTGCATCCCAACGGCTTTGGGGCCGACGACGAGACGGCTCGTATCCTTAAAGGACTACTGCGACAGATACAGAACGATGCTCGCGGAGAAGATCCAATTGAATGGGCCGCCGACGGAGCCGCCGAAGCTGGACTCGGATGGTTCCGACTCTTCTCCGACTACTGCTACAACGACCCCAGCATCGCCACCAGTGACCCCGCCGCCCTGTTCGACCAAGACCTGAAGATCGGCCGCATTGCGAACTCACTGACGGTCTACTGTGATCCGTCTGCCCGATCTCCCACGAAGCGGGACGCGAAGTTCATGCACGTGGTGGAGGATCTGGCCAAGGCGGAGTTCATCCGGAAGTATGGGGACGAGAACGTCCCGACGGATGACATCTACCGCTCGGAAGGCGATGAAGACTCGTGGGTCGGGGATGACCTCGTTCGTATCTCGGAGTATTGGACCTGCGACTACGAGCAGGTGAAGATTTGGCTGTCGCCTGAGGGTGAAGTCACAGAAGGGCCGAAGCCTGAGGGGTTTGACAAGGCGACGTGGAAGCACCGCGTGCTGCATGTGCCGAACGTGCAGATGTGCAAGATCACGGCGACGAAGGTGCTCGAGCGCAACGACTGGCCTGGAACGCGAATACCAATCTTCCCTGTGCTCGGCGAGGAACTGAACATCGACGGGAAGACGGTGCTGCGCGGAGTGATCGAAGGCGCGATTGACCCGCAGCGGATGGTGAACTGGCTGTATTCAGCGGCGATTGAGCAGATTGCGCTGGGCGGCAAGTCGCCGTATATCGTCGCGGCGGGACAGATCGAGAACTACAAAGCGATGTGGGCGACGGCGAACACCAAGAACCATGCGTATCTGGTGTTCGATGTGGTGCCTGGAGCGGAGAAGCCTCATCGGGAGAGTATCGAGCCGCCGATTCAGGCCATGGTGGAGATGCTGGGGAAGTCGGAAGAAGCCATCAAGGCCACGACGAGCATCTACGACCCGTCACTGGGAAATACCAATCCGAGAGAGAAGTCTGGGCGGGCGATTGTTGCGTTGCAGCAGCAGGCGGAGCACGCGAACAGCAACTATCTGGACAACGTGCAGCGGGCCATGGTCGATTGCGGGGATGAGATGATCCATCTCTGCCCGATCTTCTACGACCGGCCCGGGAGAGTGCTGAAGATTGTCGGGACGAACGAGGAACCGGAACAGGTCACCTTAGGTGCTCCGATGCCGCCGACGCAGCAGGACGGGCCGCAGCAGGGGCAGCAGATGCAGGCGCCGCAAGGTCCACCGCCCGATCCTCGGATGCAGCAGAACGCGCAGGGCATGGCGCAGTTCTACGATCTGAAGAAGGGGAACTACTCGGTCACGGTGGATGTGAGCAAGAGCTACAGCACGAAGCGGCAGGAAGGACTCGCGGATATGCAGGATCTCGTGAAGGTCTTGCCGCCGGAGATGGCTGCGGTCGTTGTTCCTAACATCGTGAAGTATTCGGACTTCCCCGGCAACCAGGACATCTACGACCTGCTGATTAAGGCCTTGCCGCCGAACCTCCAGCCGACGCCGAAGGGGCAGCAACCGATTCCGCCGGCCGTGCAGGCGCAACTGGCGCAGGCGGGGCAGATGGTGGAGATGCTGTCGAAGGAACTGAACGCCAAGAACCAGATCATCGAAACGGAACAGGTCAAGGCGCAGCAGAACATCCAGGAGAAGCAGGTCGATCAGGATACGCGCATCAAGGTGGCGTGGATTCAGGCGTCCGCGCAGTTGGCCGTCGCGGGCATGAAAGTAGACGCCGAGAATGCGCGCAGCTTCGTCGATGCGATGGAGCAGAAGGGGGCGCAAGCCTTGGATGCTCACATGCAGCGACTCTCGCAGCATGCGGACCATGTGCATGAAGCGGCGATGACGGCGATGGAACAGGCGCACGAAGTCGCTACGATGGGCGCACAGGCGTCGATTGATGGGCAGGCGCAGCAGTCTGACCAGCAGCATGAAGCGGGCATGGCGGCACAGCAGGCGCAGAGTCAGGCGGATCTTCAGGCGCAGCAGGCGGCTCAACAGCCCCAGCAAGGTGAATAACTTGTGGTAGAATCCCCACACTCCGCAATGGAACAGGTCGAAACCGCACCTGACCCGCACGAAACCGCGACGGTCACGGACAGTAAGGGCCGTGAACTGTCAGGGTCCGGTGTCACCGAAGCCGATCTGTCCGAAGGACTCCGTGACGCGCCTGCCCTTGAGGGTCAACCGGACACTCCCAAGGAACCTCGCGGGAGGCAGCGGTATGCCGAACTCACGAAGGCGCGAGACGAAGCCAAAGCTGCGGTTCTTGCCGAAAAACAGCGCAATGATGCCTTGGCGAGTCGTTTGGCGCTTCTCGAAGCGGCGACGACCAAGGCGCTCCAGCCCGAACAGCCCGTAGAACCCGTCCCAGAAGGCCGTCAGAAGCCCACCAGTGCCGAGATCGGCACGAAGTATGTGGACTACGAGTCCTTCGTCGAAGATCTCTCAGATTGGAAGGCGGAGCAGCGCGAGATCAAGCTCCGCGAAGAGTTTAACGCTCGTTTCGAGCAACGCATCGAAGCGGAACGGGCGTCACGCGCTCAGTCGTCTCAGGCAGATACGGTTCTGACCCGTGGGCGAGCCGCGTATACGGACTTCGATGCCAAAGTGTCTGCGTGTCCCGTCGTCTTCCCTGAAGCGATGTTGAGAGCCATTGTGGCCCTACCTCACGCCGAACACATTGAATATGCGCTCGCCAGTGACCCTGCGTTAGCCGCTCGGATTGCGAAGATCCCGGATGGATTGACGTTGGGGTTGGAGTTGGCGAAGTTGCAGCCGTCTGAGGGGCGCGTTATGCCGGCCTCGCAGCCCCGGGCGGTTCGCTCCAGTCAGGCCCCTCCCCCCTTTGAGCCGGTGGGGACGGGGACGCAGACCACGAGTCCTCCACTCGCGGATCTCGCTGCCTCCGGGAACTACGAGGCTTACAAGGCTCAACGGAAAGCGATGCTCGCGGCGGGGGGTGCTCGTCGGTAGCCTAGGAAAGGCTCCGACCGATGGCCAATAGCTTTCTCACGAACTCCATCATCACGATGGAGGCGCTGGATGTCCTGGAAAACACGGACATGATGGCGCGAATCATCAACAGTGAATACAGCGACCAGTTCAAGTTTGGCGGGGCTGTCCTTGGGCAGACGCTGAACATCCGCAAGCCGGCACGCTTCCTCGGCCGTCTCGGTCAGGCCGTCAACATCGAACCGATCACGGAAACGTTCGTCCCCCTCACGCTGGCGTTCCAGCGCGGTGTGGATACGCAGGTCAGTTCGCAGGATCTCATCCTGAACATCGATGAATACCGGGACCGCATTCTCAAGCCGGAGATTGCGCGACTGGCGAACCTCATCGACCAGGATGTCTGCGGTCTGGCCCAGGGTCTGGCGAACTTTGTCGGCACCCCCGGCACGACCCCGACCACGCTGGCGACGTATCTCGCGGCCAAGACCCGTCTGGACAGCAATGCCTGTCCGATGGACGGGGACCGGCATGTCGTGAACAACCCGGCGGCGGAAGCGTCCATCGTGGACAACCTGAAGGGGCTGTTCCAGGCGTCGGACGAGATCAAGCAGCAGTATCTGTCGGGCACGATGGGCCGGTCGATTGGCGCTGATTGGGCGATGGACCAGAACATCTACGTGCAGACGGTTGGGACGTTGGGTGGGACGCCCACGGTCAACGGCACGCAGTCTGGCTCGAGCATCCTCACCGCCTCGTGGACGAGCACCACGCTCAACGCGGGCGATGTGGTGTCGTTCTACTCAGCCACGACGCCGTGCAACTTGGTGAACCCTCAGAGCTATCAGGACACCGGGTTGATCGCGCAGTTCGTGGTCACGGCGACGACGAGCGATTCGGGTGGCGCGATGACCATCCCGATTGCCCCGGCGATTGTCGGACCGGGCACCTCGGGTCAGAACGTGACCAACCTGCCCGTGTCGGGTGCGGCGGTCTACGTCTACAACACGCCTGCGGCGAGCTTCAGCAGCATCAGCGCGAAGTCGTCACCGCAGAACTTCTTCGTCCACAAGAACTTCGGCACCTTGGCGATGGTGGATATGCCGCTGCCGGGTGGGACGGACAAGGCGTATCGGGCGGCGAACAAGAAGACTGGACGCACCATTCGCGTCATCCGTGACTACGTGGCGTCCTCGGACCAGTGGATTCAGCGCCTCGACGTCCTGTATGGGGTGGCTGTGCTCCGGCAGGAACTCGGTTGCCGGGTGGGAGGCTAACGTGGCACTGACAACGACGTATAGCACGGCCGCAGTGGCCGTCGGGGACCAGAACATCCTGCTGAATGCGTTCACGAACCCGTCAACGGCTGGCATGAGCTACAAGGTGCTCGGCCGGTTTGCGACGGGCGAATACGTGCTCATCACCGGGACCAACAGCACGACCATCTCAACCGTCCGTGGGTATCTCGGCTCGCGTGCCGTGGCTCACTCGGCGCGGGAAGGCTTCGTGTATGGGCTGGTGAACGACACGGCGTGGCCAGCGGCTGGAGTGACACCGACGCAGGTGGCTCCGGTGCTCATCACGAACGCGCAGGAAGTGACCCTCACGGGCACGACCGGCACGGACGCAGCGGTGGTCACCGTTCCTTCTCCGGCGATCCTGAACTGTTCAGGGGCGTCTGGAGCTGGAGTCAACCTGCCGGTGCCGATTGTCGGGCAGTCGTATGTGGTGAAGAACAGCTCGAGCGGCACGATGAAGATTTACTGTGTCGGCGGCTCGATCAACGGCACCACGGGCACCACGGCGGTCAGCATGACGACCACGGGAACGCTGGGCGACCAGTTCTTCTGTGCGACGGCTGGCGCGTGGCAGGGTGCGCCGACCTCGGTCTAGTCTGATGCGGGTGCATCTGCTGTCCACGCCGAATGTCCAAGTTACAGCGGACTACTATCTCGACGTGTTCAGTGGATTCACCCGCCGCTTTACCGAACTCCTGAAGGAACTCGGGCATACCGTGTTTCTCTATGGGTCGGAAGAAGCGGATGTCCAGGCTGATGAACTCGTGACGTGTATCTCCAAGAAGGACCAAGAGAAGTTCTTGGGTGGGGAGCCGTATCAGAAGTGCTGGTATGACGCCTCGAATCCGATGTTTGGACACTTCAATGTGCGAGCAGCGGCCGGGATACAGGCGCGGAAGGAACGTGGCGATCTCATCGCCACGATTGCCGGGTCGGCACAGATGTCGATCTGGCAGCAGCATCAGGAGTTGCCGTTCCTCGAATACTCGATAGGGTATCGGGGGGTCTGTGCGCCGTATCGGATCTACCAGAGCAATGCCTGGAGGTCCGTGGCGCATGGGTTCACGGGGTGTGAGTATGGCCGTCCGATGGACGACATGATTCCGACGTGGTTGCACGACGAGGAGTTTCCGGTCAAGGCCGTGGAACCCTATCTGCTGTATGTCGGGCGGATCACCACGGTGAAGGGCATCAAGACGGCGTGTCGGGCGGCGGAAGAGGCCGGGATGAAGCTGTTCCTGATTGGGGACGGCGATCCGAGTCTCATCACCTACGGAGAGTATCTGGGTCATATGCCGCCAGCGGAGCGGAATGTCTGGATGGCTGGGGCGACAGCCTTGCTGTGTCCCACGGACTATCTGGAGCCGTCTGCGACCGTGACGCTGGAAGCGCAGTTGTGTGGGACGCCGGTCCTCTCCACACCGTGGGGCGGGTTCCCTGAGTATCTCGAGCACGGACGGACAGGGTATCTCTGCCGGGACGTGAGCGAGTTCGTGGATGCGATAGGGATTGTCGGGGATCTCGACCGGAGATACGTGCGATTGAGAGCGCAGACGTTGTTTGGCTGGGCGGCGGGCAAGGAAGCCTACCGTCAGTATTTCGCTCGGTTGGCTCGTCACCTACAGGCCGCGCCTTCGCTGGCGACGGTGGAGTCTTAAACGATGGCTGTCACCACGATCACGAAAGTGGGCGCGTTCTCCAACGACATCGCGTCCCAGATCAACGACAACTTCACGGCCGTGGGGACGAGCGGGACGTTTACCTCGCCCACGATCACCAGCCCGACGATCACCGGCACCACGTCGATTGGCACCGGAGCGACCCTGACCACGCCGGTTCTGGCGGGGGGCACGATTACCGGGGCCACACTCGCCTCGTCGGTCAACCAGGACTACAAGGTGCTCGTCGCACAGGCCGATTACTCGGCCACAGTGACTCCGGCGCTCATCACTGGGTTCTCATGGACGGTGGTTCCTGGGACATATGTGTTCAACGTCACGCTGCCGACCGTGATGACCACGAACGGTGGACTCACGGTGAGCTTCGTCCTGACCACGGCGGTCCTGACGAGCATTCAATACAAGTCCTACGCCTCGACGGCCGTCGATAACGCCTTGGCTGTTTCGACGACGGGCACCACGACGACCAGCACGACGAAGGTGTTTGACTCACGGACGTCAGCCTACACCTACGTCAACATCTGGGGATCGATGGTGGTTGGAACCGGCGGGACGTTCCAGTGGGACGCCTGCCAGAACACCTCGGCGGGTGCGGGCGATGCCTCTGCGATTCAGATTGGCGCTGTCGCCCAGATGACACGGGTGGTCTAACATGGCAATGAGTTTTGAAGACCTTCAGGCGCAAGTCGAACTCCTGACCGCAGCCCTTCAGTCGCAGGGCATGGGCGGGACGCTGGGGCAGAGAAGTCCGGTCCTTGGCCCGCACACGAATCTGCTCTCTCCGCCTCCGTCAGCGAAGGTGGCGAAGCAGAACTTCTTCTATGACGGGATGGATCTGCCATCGACGCGGACAGACTTCCCGGTGCTCCGGTTCCGACTGACAGAGACAGGCGTCCAGGAGAAGTGCTGCAAGAACCAGAAAGAGGTCGATGCGCTCGGTGACGAGTGGGTGACGACCCCTCCCACGATGGATCTCCCGTCACCGCTGGAAGCCCTCGAGGACGCGATGGCGTCGTTGAACGAGGACGAGAAGCGGATGGTGATGGAGGAGCAGAAGAAAGTCCGTCTCGGAGCCATTCAGTCGCAACTGGCGGCATTGTCGGAGGATGAACTGGCCACGCTGAGTGGCATTCCCGTCAAGCGCAAGCCGGGTCGTCCGAAGAAGGTGGACTAGATGCCGACCTGCCGGTCACTCATTCAGGACGCCTGCGAAGAGATAGGCGTCGGAAATCCGGGGGAGACGCTCCAAGCTGCGGATATGCAGATGGGGTTGCGTGTCCTCGCTCGGATGTTGAATGCGTGGGCGGCAGACATTATGACCTTGGCGGTGACGGACAAGGTGGGTTATACCATCCCCTCCGGCACCGCGACGGTCACGATTGGGCCTGTGGGTGGAGATATCACCCGCCAGCGTCCTGTCGACATCGATGCGTTGAACTACGTGATTCCAGGGACGTCCCCAGAGGTCGAAGTGCCGATGGGGCCGATGACAGATCAGCAGTTCGAGGCGTTGAGCATCAAGGGTCTGTCCTCGCAGTATGCCGTCCAGTATTACTACCAGACGAGTGTCACCAGTGTGTTGGGGACGTTCACGTTCTGGCCGGTGCCGGCGCAGGATCTCGGGATCTACATCTACGTCGATACGGCCATCCAATACGACGCCTTGGTCCTCACGACGGATTTGAAGGTGCCTCCGGGGTATCAGGACGGAATCCATTACGACCTCGCCTATCGGCTCTGTGGGCCGTTTGGGCGACCGATTCCCGATGGGTTGCCACAGTTGCGAGACAATGCCCTGAAAGTGCTGAAGCGGCCGAATGAACAGCCGGTGCTGCTGTCGGTGGACCCGGCGTTAGTGGCTGGGACTGGCGGAGCCTACAACGTGCTCAGTGACTTGTTCACCGGGTCCAGCGGAAGGTAGACATGGCGTCACAAGTTCTGATTGACCAAGCGTTGTTTACGTCCCAGACCACCTCTGGCGTCACCGCTTACTTCCCCGACTCGCTCAATGGACAGTATCTGGAGTTCACGGTCTATGTGGACTTCGACCATAGCTCAGCGGCGGGGGTGGTCACGGTGGAAACGGCTGCACGGGCGGACTACGCCGGCACGTGGGCGAGTATCGGCACGATCACATGGTCAGCGATTGACAAGGCGCACTACATGTCGGTGGCTGGCACGTTCAAGGCCGTCCGCGCTCGCATTTCCACGACGGTTACGTCAGGCACTTGCAATGCTTGGCTCATCGCGTCCTCGACTTAGGGAGCCTGACATGGCGAAACCGATCAACGAACTGCTCACGGAACTGCAAAAGGCCGTGGGTGTGGCGGAGAAGGCGCAGGAAGCCTCCGCCGCCGCTGCCGCGCAGTATGAGGCCAGGTATAACGCCGCGAAGATCGCCTTTGACGCGGAAGTCGGCTCGGCGCGCAAAGTGTCGGATGATGCTGCCGCGAAGCAGGTCGATGCGGAAGCCTATGTGACGACCTTGCAGACGGAAGTGAACAAGATCCTGACGGCGTTCTCCACGTCCAGCAACCGCGTCACGATCTCGAAGTAGGCCGCGATGAAGCGGCAGGACGTTAGCGGTGAAAACACCCTGCACACCGACGGCACTGGTGGGGCAGGCACCAATGTCAACGTCACCGGCATCAACGGCGCGACTCCAGATACTGGGCTGGGAGTGGCCGGTGCCGGGACGCTCCGCGTTGCCATCTCCAGCGATAGTCCGTCTACTGGGAATACCGCCGCGTCTGCGACGGGTGCAGCCGTTCCGGCGAATGCGGACTACGGCGGGGTTAACGTCGGTGGGACGCTCAGAGGAGCCACAGGTGTCAATCCGACTGGGACGGTCTATGCCCAGCAGATAGACATCGCCTCGGTCAATGGAGTCGCGGCGGCGACGGTTCCGGTCACGGTGGCAGCTGGGTCAGCGGTCATCGGGCACGTCATCACCGATACCGGGTCCACGACAGCGGTCACTGGGAACGTCACAGCGGTTCAGGCAACCGGGTCCAACCTCCATACCGTCGTAGACTCAGGCGTTCTCACCTCCGTCACGGCGATTACGAATGCCCTCCCGGCTGGCAGTAACGTCATCGGCCATGTGATTGCCGATACCGGCAGCACCACAGCGGTGACTGGGAATGTCACGGTCGTGCAAGCGACTGGGACCAACCTCCACGCCGTCATTGACTCCGGGTCTACGACCGCCGTCACGCAAGCGACCGCGAGTAACTTGAACGCGCAGGTCGTTGGGTCTATTGCGTCTGACTCGGTCGACAGCGGCAATCCGGTCAAGACCGGCAGTCTGGCGAAGTCCGCAGACATCACGGCAGTCGCGGATGCGGATCGGGTTGACAACATCGCGTCACTGCTCGGCAAGCAGATCGGTCTGCCTTATGCCACGCCAGCCCTGACCTGGAACTACGCCGCTGCGGCAGGGGGACTCGTCACCACTGGCGGTGTCACGGCGAAGGCGGCGGGGACGGGTTCACAGCGGCTCTACGTCACCTCGGTGCAGGCGATCAACTCCCACGCCACGATCAGCACGGAAGTGGTGATTCGTGACGGCGCGTCAGGCACGACACTCTGGCGCGGATGGGCGCAGGCGGCTGGTGGCGGTTGTGCGGCGCAGTTCACGCCTCCCCTCAGAGGCACCGCAGCGACACTCATTGAGATTGCGGAGATTACGGCGACGGCCACGACTGGCGTCCTGATGAACCTTCAAGGCTATACGGCCGCGGAGTAGCACATGGCACTGACACCAGCACAACTCCAGACACTCAAGACCGCCATCAACGCGGATCCGGCGCTGTCGGTCTACCCGATGAATTCGGACGGGTATTTCGACCTTGCGAACAAGCTGAACAACGAAACATCTGTGCCTGACTTCTGGGTCTGGCGCACGTCAGTCTCGCGAGCGGACATCTACAACACCCAAGATTTTGCGGGTCTGTTCTGGGACTGGAGCACCTATAAGGGCCAGTCCGTGACTGAGCAAGGCTCGTGGGTCCAGATGTTCATGGGGGATCAGGCCAACTTCGAGGCCACGAACTTCCGTGCGGGTCTGTCGAATATCTTCGGTGCGGCGAACGCGCAGACGGCGCACTGCTTCTCGGTGGGCCGGAAGAAGGCGACTCGAATCGAGAAGATTTTCGGAGTGGCGTCCGTCGCGCCTCCGACTCCAAGCGGAGCCTTGGGCAGTCCTACGGCGGTGGCGACGGCGCAAGTGCATAGCGTGACACCAGACGATGTGTCGAACGCGAGGAACTTGCCCTAATGGCGACTGTCCAAACAAACTACCCTGCCGGCACCGCGACGATCACGATCTCGCCTGAGAACGTGGCGACGAGCAGCACGTTTGTCGCAGGGGTGGAATCGGGGTCGATCAGCGATGTCAGTAACCTCGATCTGGACTGGCTGATCTCAGGCACCTGGACGAGCGGGACGACGCCCACTGCGAACACCCAAGTGCAGATTTGGGTGGTCCCCTGTCAGACTGACGACTTGTCCTCCTCGGTCACGTGGCCTGACGTGTTCGACGGGACCGCGAGTGCAGAAACGGTGACCAGCGCCGGGATTCTACAAGGCTGTGCGCGGCTCGGGGCGGTGCTGAACGTGGACAGCAACACGAGCAACCGGCTCTATACCTGCGCGTTCTTCTCAGTGGCCGCACTCTTCGGTGGACAACTACCGACACGGATCGTGTTATTCGTGACTCATAATACGGGAGTTAATAGCAACTCTACGTCGGGAAATTTCCAGTTCCAATACCAGAGAATCAGGGCAACTGTCGCCTAATGACGACGACAATTTCTCACAGGAGTCGTCAGGGCATCTGCGATAGACCATCCTTCTCGGTCAATCCGATGGGTGATCCTACTAGCGACAATGCCAGTTCTCTCGCTCCATTCCAGAGCAGTGAGTGTGAGGCCGTTGTGCGTGATGCGCCGGTTGTTCCTTCGGTTGGTATCTTGTTGTCGCTTCGTGGCCCAGCGGCAATTGGCCTTCTCGTAGGGTCCATTGCTGTCGATTCGGTCCAAGCTCTTGTCGTTGGGAGCAAGGCCCATGTCAGCGACGAACGCTTCTACGGATTCGCGCCATCGTTGACAGACGAAAATACCTCGCGCTCCGTAGTAAGGAAAACTGATGGACCGTGGGTTATGGCAACGCATTCGCATCTGGTTCCAGATGTGATAGGTGCGACTTCCCGACAGCCCGTGCGTCAAAGCCGTTCGAGTGTCATGCCTCAGACAGCCACAACTTTTGACGCCTCCAAGGGACAGATGCGCCGAGTCCACGATAGTGGAACGGCCACAGACACAGAGGCATCGCCACAGCACCTTTCTGCTTGTGGATGGAGCACGTTCGATCACCGTGAGGCGGGAGTATCGTTGTCCAACTCTGTCGATAAACTGACCCATACACGCCAGTTTATCACAATAAACAATCGCGTGCGGGCCACGGTGGCGTAAGTGGCGACTGTTCAGACACTTTACCCCAGTGGGTATACGAAGGTTGTTTCGTTCGTCAACACGGCGGCAGCGATTGCGACCTCCAGCGGATTCACGGGAGGCGGGGAAACAGATACGGTCAGCAATGTGTCCAACTTGGACCTCGACCACATCGTGACGGGGTGCATGATCGCTGACGTGAGCTTTACCGCGAATACGCAATGCCAACTGTGGGTGGTCCCGTGTCAGACGGACGATCTCGCCTCATCGGTGACATGGCCGGACGTGTTCGATGGAACGGCATCCACGGAGACGGTGACCAGCTATGGCGTGTTGCAAGGCTGTGGTCGGCTAGCGCAGGTCTTGAATCTCACTTCCGGTGGAACCAATTTTTTCTTTGAGTTTTCTGTGGGTCCATTATTTGGAGGGTCACTGCCGACGCGCTACGTGATATTTGCGACCCACAATAGTGGGCATGACATGACAATGTCGAGTCCCTCTCTCGATACGTCGCAGTTTATGATCGAACGCTTCCAGGCGACGGTCGCCTAGATGCCGACGGTGATCATTCCCGGTCGGAGTGCTGGCGGATTGAGGCCAAGCGGCCCCATCACGCTCAATCGGGATAGTCCGCAGTATCGACAACTCCTGTATGCGGTGACGACCGGAAACACGGATACGCGGGATCTGGTGAACGGATATGCCCTCACCTCAACGCTTGGTGCGCCGACGACGCGAGGGGAAGTGGTGGGTGGGACCACGCTCTACCTCGGCACGAGCGACATCGGTCGTTACCTGACACTCCCGGCGAACTGGAAACTTCAGCCCCCGTGGTCCATGCTGGTCGGTGTGCGACGGTTTGGGAACATCAGTGGATTTATTGCCTGTGGCGAGCAACAGGTGCCTATTGCGTCCCCATTCGTCACGTATGGGTTCTTTGGGTCGAACCAGACGGCCAATTCGATTGGGATGTGCTCGAACAACAGCAGCACGATTCTGTCGCCCTCGAATGTCGGCTGGCCTGAATGCACGATGCCGCTGAACGAATACCACA